TTCAAAAAAGGAAAAGGCACCTTCCAAACCCATCCGGCCAGAAAATGCTAGTAGCGAAATAAACATTGCAGTAATCACCGGCAGTATCACACCATGCCATAACCATAAGGTCGAAATAATAAGTAGCGATAATGTAAAAACCCCAAACAATGGCACACTCAGTTTGGGCTTGTGTCCAATCCAATAAAACAAAACAGAAACTGCCAGAAGAAACACAATGATTACTGGATTGGATTTTTGGATGACACTGTCTGCCAGGATAGAACGTAGGATTTGTGCGTGGATTAAAACACCGGAGATTTTGTGATTGTTTGGTTCCCATTCGGCAATGGGTGCTGACAAATGATGTTTATCTGTAAATGGCAGGATACTTCCAATCAGTACTGGTCTATTATTGAATTGTGATTTCAGTTCAGTAATATCGTTTACCTCCAGCCAGGCATTGACCTGTTGTAATGGAATATAGGTAAAAGATTTTCCAAGTGAATAATCGATATACCCATCGCCAATGATGACCCCCATCTTTTTTGCCATCAATGTAGCAAGTGTTGGAATGATATGGTCCCCAAATTGGGTAGATGAACTAAATCGTCTTATGATCCCATCGGGGTCATTCTGTACTATCACCAACCCAAGTGCATCGGGTCCAAGCAATGATACAAGTGGAGCAAACAGGGCGCGTAATTGGCCCTTCTCATTAATGGTCTGTCCGAGCACGATGGGTACTTCCGCCTTCAATTTCAATAAACCCGCCAGTAATTTCTTATCATGACCCTTGATAACAAAATCATACGAACGATCAGGCAATACTAGGTCGAGACCAACAACTGCGGGTTTCGCGAGCGTCATTGCCTCAAAGAATACTCTCCGACGCTGTAGAAGTGGGCGATCCCGCACGCGAGTGGCTAGTGTGGGTTGTGGGCGCTGATTATGAGGATGCGCACAAGGAGATGGAGTATTTGGTTGGGCCAGAGAATGAATGGCTGAAAGACTTGGGCATACTCGATACCTCCCACTCCATCATGTCCACACACAAAGACCAGAAGATGATTGTTAAGACACTCGCGCCGCGTATCACGTTTGAGACGATTAGCGGATATGATGTAAGGAAGATTGGTAGGGATCAACCAGATGGGATCATTGGGTGTGAGGTGAGTAGATGGGAAACGGAGGTATGGAATAGGGCGTATGGTAGGCTACAGAGGCGCGCGCCGAGGAGTTGGGGCTGGTTTAGTGGGAGCTTTGAAGGCAATGAAGATTGGTTCAGTGAAGTGTTTGAACAGGGCATGGGGCCAAATGATATTGAGTTGGTTAGCGTGGAGCTTCCGTCTTGGGCTAACCGTGTCATCTATCCAGGCGGCTACAATGACCCCGCCATCCAACAACTTAAACGCCAATCCAGTGAATCCCGTTTCATGGAGAGATATGGTGGCAGACCCGCACCTGCAACCGATAGCGTCCTTCCAGAGTTCAGGAAAACGCTCCATACTTCACCAGACATCGCCTATAATCCTGCCTATCCCGTCCATCTTGCTATAGACCCTGGTACAAAGGTCTACGCCGTCCTATTCGTACAGTTCATCGGCAAAGAGATACATATAGTTGATGAGGTGTATGTTAATAATCATAGCACGGAGCAGGTCATACGTGAGTGCCAGATGAAAGAGGCGTGGAAGGGAGTGAGAGCGACAACTAAACATGCTATCGACATCGGTGGCAAGCAGAAACATATGGGCAATAAACGCACTCCCCACGTCATTTGGCGCGAGAAGACTGGCATCAACTTATTCATGGGTAAGTATATGGTTAGTGACGAGATTGATAAGCTGCGCAATATGCTAGAATTCAATCCACTGTCAATGCGCCCTTATCTCCTCATAAATACAGACTGCAAAGGTATCATAACTGAGATGGGTGGCGGCAATGTTGGAGAGGGTATATATGGTAGATGGAAAGTTAGTAAAGATGGTTTGCCCCTACCTAAGAACGATCATGCTTGTAAAGCACTCGCTTACCTCACATTAGCCAACTTCGGAACACAGAAAGCAGTGGGTGTGCCAAACGATAGTGAAAGTATTGAACCTGTCTCCTATATGCAAGCTAAGACTGCGATTGAAGGGCGTATATTCTAGTGATTAGTGACGATACATTAGACAAACTCATTTCATCAAGCAAGAACTACTATAATACAATGCACTCTAATATGCGTGAGGCGGCTGACTTCTACTGGCAGCGATATAGGATCAAGATTGAGCTTCCTGAGAGCATTAGTGTTTATAAGAGCGCGCGCGCGACATCTGCTGTTGACGATCTGAAAGATCAAGTACGTGTTGATGAGCCAGTCATTAAAGCGAAGAGATTTGGTGAGGGTAAGACGCCTGTTGATCTAGCCTCAAAGCAGACTATATGGGCAAAGGCGCTATTTAAGAAGTTTGCTGAAGAAGGGCAGGTTGACCCTTTCTCACAGCAGCCTTTTGATATGATACTTAGTGGCGCGGGCGTATTGAAGCTGGTTATAAAGCCAACTGCTATGGCAAATCGCCCCACACGTAAGGAAGGCGAGGCTACACGTAAGTTCAATAAACGACTCAAAGAGTGGCGACAGACTAAGGCTTCCATGTCTGCTCTCCAACTGACCGCAATTGATCCTAAGCAAGTCCTCATATCTCCTGGCCCTGGCATACCGCGCTACGCCATAGAAATACAGAAACGCCGTACCATCGACATGTGGCAAGTATATCCTGAGTGGAGTGACCCGCGTGCTAAAGTAACTGGTCGCAAGGAACTTAAACTTGCTGATAAAGAGAACCCTCTTCGTGAGGTGAATTGGGAAGAGTATTGGAGTTGGTATTATGATGCGGCAGAGGATAAATGGAAAGGTGATTATGTTATTCGGGCAGATGGTGAGAGGCTAAATAAGAAGAGAGAAGATGGTAGTGAGATTACAGATAATCCTTATGGATTTGTACCTTATGTTTGGCGATATGGCGGTTTGGGTAGGGTTAATGACTCATCTGATCCTTCTGAGATGGCAGTAGGTGCGCTCACCTCTATACTAGGTGAGCTAGAGAATGAGATATTACTGAAGACGGCACTTGCAGCCGCGTGGCAGTTCCATGTATTCCCACGTCTCATTGTTAAAGGTATGAATGCAGCAGAAGCTAAGAAACGCTTCTCTAAAGGCCCAGGCGGGATTATAGAGGTGCCAGATGACATCAATGATATTAAGTGGCTAGAGACAGCACAGCCCAACCCTTCTATGATGCAGTTCCTCAGTGTAATTGACGCAGCTATTGATCGCCGTGTATCGCCCACACTGGGCGGTAGTGCGGAAGCGGAGTTTGGTATACTACAAGCACAACTTGTCGGACAGGCATTGAAAGTCATCTCACCAATACGTGCTAACCTAAACTATATGGGCACGCGCATAGCAGACATGGCAGCTAATCTGATGGAGAGATTTGATCTTAGTATGAATGTCATGGGCACAATGGCAGACGGCGTTGAAAAAGAGTTCATGATGACGGGTGATGATTTCAAGAAGCACGCTTTTGACGTGAGCTTTGAAGTTGTTGACCCCAAAGAGAATGAGAGGAGTATGTTGGCTGGCTTAGCCGTCAAACGCGACCCTAACTCAATGTCGCGCGCTACTTTCTGGAAGATATTCATGCCTGGTATCATTGATAATCCTGAGACAGAAGAAGAACAGCTTATGATGGAAAGGGTTGTGGATCAGTTCATTGACGGCGGCTTTATGCTCAAATCGCTCCTTGCAGCCGTACAGAATCTACAACAGCAGGGCCAGATAGATGATGCTGGTCAGGCCATCGCAGGCGAGATACAGGGGGTGGGCAGTCAGGCGGCTGATATACTGGGTAGTAGGGCTGGTGGCGTGGAGCAACTAGCAGCTAGTCCTGGCCTCACTACAGAGTCACAGAGTACAGGACAATCTGCACAAGCCACATCAACACAAGGAGTACCGTAAATGGCAATGAATATACCTTGCAAATGCTTTCTATTTAATGGATGGCTTCATCAGCATTGGTCTGACTGCCCCCTGTCTAAGTTCAACGTGCCAGAGCGCCCCCCTAAACATATAATTCCAAATGGAGTTCATGAAAAGCTGCTATCCGAGGGTGTGAAGAAGTATGATGTTATATGGCAGAATCTAAAGCGGAGACAGGTGCATTGTGCCTAAGCAAGATATTAGCCGCCGCGCAGTCACACGCGCATCCAAACTAATCAACAACAGCCTCACCAATACAGGCAACCTACTCCCATTTGGGCCTGATAAAGAAGAGTTTAGTGAGGGAGAAGTGGATAAGATGATTGAGGAGGCGAGGGCAAAGAAGCAAGGCGGTGTGTTACTGGAATTAATGCAGAGCTTGGGGCAGCAGAGAGTTATGGACAGTATGATGGGGAAGCGTAATGGCGCATAAGCGGAAAGTAACAATTGACTTCGACTCAGATGACAAGAATGTATTTGATGACTTGTTTAAGGAATCGCAGGGCAAGTTTGATGGGAATACTGGCCTCGGCCCAGAGGACAGTCGCCAGCAACAGACTCTTGACCTCCCACCCAATGTAGGCGGCCCAGGCAGAGAAGAAGAGGCACAGGCAGGTCTACCCCCACCTATCCCACCACCTCCCCCAAATGTGGGTGGTGTACAGCGTGAGGAAGAAGCTCAAGCTGGCCTCCCCCCACCCACCCCGCCTGGTTTAGTGGATGGTAATGTTCAGCAAGCTACTTCAGAGCTAGATAGTGTGGATGGTGTGACTACTGGTGGGCAAGCTGCGGGCGCTGGTGCAAGTGCTATTGGAAGTGGCGTAGGGCAAGTTGCTCAGGCGGCGATTGATGCTAGGAATGCTACTATTCAAGCTGAGGCTGCTGCTAGAGATGCAGAAATTCAAGCTGCCAGAGATGCGGCTGAAGCTGATCGTCAAGCTACAGACATTATTATACCAGGAACAGATGTAGATATAGGCGTGGGCTTTCCTAAAGGACTACTTGTACCCAACACACCTCTCCCACCAGGCGCAGTAATTGCTACTGGCCCACCTAATCCAGCGACAGGTAGGCCATCAGAGACGCTTGCTGATGTTATAAGAGCGATTGCTGAGAATGGTAGTATTGCAGGAGGTTATGACTTACTACGGCTCAAGAGTGTTGTAGAAACTGCTAACGCAGAAGTTATTAGACTACAGGGTGCTATAGACGCTAACTTCGCTATAGATATTGTAGATGGGAGGGCTGTACTCAATATACCACCTGACCCAAGTATTCCTGCGTCGGTAACAGCACAAGGGCTTGTAAGACAATATAATGATGCAGTTAATGCGAAAGCCAGCGCAGATGCATTACAGAAGATAATACAGACAAACGACATTAATGTGTTGGAAGCTGATATTGCTGTCTGGCAAGCAGTTACAATAGCCACACTTACTGGACAGATTGATCTTGACTTTAAGACGGCGTTTGAAGCAGCAAAGGCTGATATAGAGATACAGAAACAACTAGCACTCGATAATGCACTTCGCGCTGGCCTCAATGACAATCTATCCAGCACTTTCTTTAACCCAGATGGCAGTTTCAACTTCGATGCTGCGGCAGGAATCATTAGTGCAGACCGTGAGGTGAGTAGATCAGAACTGAGTACAATCTTATCTATGCCAGAAGGTGTGCAGCGAGGTGCGGCGGCTGGCGCATTTGCTGCACGTATCACACAACAGTTCCCACTGCCCAATGGCGTAAGTTGGGATGGGACTAGATTTATACTTCCTCCTGATGGCGTGACTGATGACGCTTCTTCATTCCTCGGCCTCATAAAGCCTATATATTCGCAATCTACTGCTGCAAAGAAGATCGAAGCATCAGCTATTGACGCTAACTTGAAGGCAACGGAGTTTACTGCTACTGAAGCAAGAGAAGCAGAGAATATACGCAGACAACTTGCGACAGACCAGATTGATAGTGCGGAAGAGGCTGAGATTCGTAGGACAATAGCTGAAACTGAACGCCTTAATATGGAGCCTCTACTATTCGCTATTGAAGTAGCGAGAAAGATAATGTCTGATCCATTTGCACTCGCAATAGCGCGGCGTTCAGGCTTTATGTCACAGCTAGAAGATATATTGGGGGTGAGGTTGCCTCAATTCTGGCAGTTTAGCAACACTATACAGGCAGGTAGTCTGCCTTCTCTTGACGACTTTAATCGGGCTGATTCTGTTGAGAAGCAGATACTAATGACTGACTGGATGTTTGAGACTGGTAGTACAAGTGAAGACTTCTTGCGCGCGATCCAAAGTCAAGCTCCTGGCGCGGCACGTACACCAACTCGTTTTAGCACACTATAATGCCAATACCTATTAGACGTGAAGGCGTCGTACTCGATCCAGCGCGTATAAACCTTGCTGAGTTTGATGAGCTACAGAAGAGGCAGCAGGCACGTCTGCGCGTCCTCACAGAGAAGAGGCGTATTGAAGCAGGGCGTTCTTCGCCTCTCCCTAGCCGCGTTGTACCCGACGCCCCTCGCTCTAACCCACTAACTTCACTAACTTCATTCTTCTCAAATGCAGCTTCTACATTCAAGGCGAATCTTAATATAGGTGTAGCTACAGGAGGCCCAGGTGGTATAACGTCTAAAGCTGACCTCTTAAAGCCATTTGGTGATGCAGTTGATAAGTTTGATAGGTTGTTCTCGGCTGGCTCTGAGATTGGTACAGCTTTCCTCGCTACACAGCGCGCCAACTTTGCTGAGGCAGCACAGCCTTTCCTTGGCGTCACAGAACAAGATGTGCAGGCAGGTATATTCGCACCCCCACCCACACCACGCGAACTCAAGCTGCCTTCTGGTGTTGTTATAGCTTCTGGTGGCGATCAGCGTACAGCAGAGAGCTTCCCATACAATATCATGAATTGGGTTGCGCGCCGTACACTCAGCACTGAAATAGGCCCACAGTCACAGCGAACACTCAAGGTACTTGAGAACACCTTCCTTAATGCTGGTACTGCTGACAAACTGGTTAGTGAATTGTTTGAGATACATAAGACTAGGCCATTTGCTGAACAGGCACTCGCCTCTCTCATAGACCCCACACTCCTTATCGGTGTTGGAGAGGTGAGGGCGATTCTCAAAGCCCCTGGTCTATTCTCGCGCGCGCTCAAGAACAGTATTAAAGCAAACGCAGCTAAGAAGAATCTTTCAGCATTAGAGTATATTGAGCAGACTTGGGGTAGTGTACCGCAAACTGGTAAAGTCGTCAAAACACCACCAACAATTGATGAATTACGTAAGGTGGGTATTGCTAGTACGCCAGCAGATAGTCCTTTCCTGAAGCCTGATGGCACGCCGCGTGATATTGCAGGTCAAAAGCGCAATACGGAAATAGCATTAGATTCAGAAAGAGAGTTTGCGAAACAACTTCAGAAAGTGATCCGAGTTATTAAAGAAGAGATTGCTGACCCCGATTCCACAGGGCGACTTGACCAAGCATTAAACGTTGTTGAGAATATAGCTGATATAGACGAGCCACTTGAGATAGTTCTAAGACAAGTAGAAGAGGCTGCTACAAGTACAGAAAGTGGGATCATACGCCGACAGGAAAGAATACCTAAACTTGAGGCTGAAGCACTTGAAGCTGAAGAGTTCTTTATCCAGACTGGTATAGAGCAGACTGGCCCTCTCACATTGCCTGGTGGACGTGCAGAGATTAACAAGATATCTAAAGCTATGGGTAAGGAGCTTATAGATAGTTCGTCTGTGCCGCAGAACGACAGAACCATGCAGGCAATTACTACGCTTACTGCGCGCCTGAAGCAAGCCTCAACTACCCCTAACCTCCCACCTATCCAGAAGCGCCGCCTTGTTGAAGATGTAGCATTGCTTGAGATAATGATGGCAACAGGTGCGCGCGCCAATGAAGTAGTTCGTTTTACGAAACAACAACTTAGACGTGTTGCAAATGAAGGTATAGCGCCTTTTGAGTCTGTTAAGAAGGTTGAAGTGGGAGGTGAGGATGTAGCGCGTTCGCGTTTAACTGACCTAATACCTGGGCGGCGCGAACAAGCCATGACCGCAGCACAAGACCTTCTATCTCTCTTAGATGATGTAGCAGATGATGGATTAGTGTTTATGAAGGGCGGGAAGAGTACGAAACCTGCCGTAATGAACGAGAGACTGAGGGCACTACGCGCATCTAACCCCGATCTAACTGACTTGCCTAAAGAGGCGAGGGAGTTTCGACGCTTAGTCGCTACTGACATCGTACTCAAGACTGATGATCTAGGTGAGGCTGCACGACAGCTTGGTGATGAGAGCATAGACCTAGTAGTAAGCTCTTATATCACTGAGACGGCTATTGATTTGTCTGACCTACGTTTCGCTGATGAAGTGTTGGATGAGTTGGGTAGTGTAGTAGGTGTAGAGAATGTAGGGCAGTTGCAGAAGTTGATTGGGAAAGCGCTGGCAGCACGTAGGCGTAAGTCGGGTGTGGCTTTTGGAGAGGAGATAGAGACACTCACACGCAAGATTGGTGAAGATGCCGTTACTGCAATAAAGCTCACTGATGATGAAGTGAGGAGTTTGGCTAGGTTTACTGGCATAGAGAGAGATTTGCAAGAGAGAGGGCTACGTCTGCTCAAACTACGTGACACTATTACTTCATTAGGTAATGTGAGAAACAAGTTGCAGAAGCGTAAAGCACTTTTCAATAAGTTCGGCAAAGAACATCCAACAGCCAAACAGACGCGCAATAGCATCAATGACAAGATCAAGTTTAGCACTGATGCTTCACGCGAACTAAACAGCTTCCTACAAGGCGAGTTTAGTAGGTATTTCGCAGAAGTACGCGCGGCTGGCCTTGAATCAACTGACAGTTTCCAAACACTCTTCAATCGCATAATGCCTAATCTTGATGTGGCACTTGCAGAAGCTAGAGCGCAGGGCTTTGCTATCGCGGGTAGAGCGTTCTCACAGAAGGCAGCTAGGTTTATTACTGAGCGCAAGGACTTCGCTGGCATCAGTCTGAAAGACAATGCTACTAAGTTCAAGGCAGCGACTCAAGAATGGCTCAATGACAGGATAGTTGCCGACATACTTGAAGAGAAGGGGATGAGCCGCGACCTCACCACAACTACTGGTATTAAACAGGTGCTTGTCAAAGCAGTTAAGTTCTCTAACCGCATCTTCGGTGGCGATGATACATTTGGCCCAATCTCAAAGAGTAAGAAGCTAACTGTTGCGCAGAATGAGAAGTTGGATGAGATTGCGCTGGCTATTGCTGATGGCAAGATGCTTAGTGACTTTACAGTAGCTAGGAAGTCGCGCAAAGCCATACCACCTTCAGGTACTATTGACGATGTAGATGTGGGTGAGACACTTGTGCCACGTAAGATACCTGAGTCTATAGAAGAGCAACTATATCCCGACTCAAATGCAGATAGTGTCGTACCCAACCCACCTAAACTTGAGAACATAATAGAGGGTGTGAAGACTAATCCTAAACTAAAGGCTAGTATTGAAAGGTTGGGCACGGGTGAATTTACTCCTGGTGGTCTTATAGCAGCCAGTCTCTCACTGATTGGAAATGGGCGCGCGCTTCTTACAGACGGTATAGGTAGATTGATACTAGGCCATACACAGTCGATGAAGATTGCGCGCGGCTTCGCTTCCATTATGCAAGATACACTTCGCACCAAGTTCAAAGTAGAGGGTGTGGAGTTGATTCAGAAACGCACCACATCAGGTGGAAGCTCAACGTTCTTCTCTGAGGACTTGTTTAGTTTAGTTGAAGCTAGAACAGTACGTGTCAATAACATAGAGAGGCAGGTGGGTGGCTGGCGCACTTCATACACAGATGAGATATTAAGCATATCTGATGATGAGTTGCGCGAGAGTATGTATGCATGGGACAGGCTGTATGAGATACATCCTGATAATTGGCCTCTCTACTACAATATGTCTGATGAAGTACGATCTACCCTCTTATATCCGCTACAAGTACGGGATATGATTGAGAAGAAACTGTTTCCAATTATGCGCTCACTTGGCATCGACATTGATGACCAGTTACGGTTTATACGTGTCGAGAATTACATGCCGCGCTTGGGCAAGGATCGCCAATACTTCAGCAAGTCGCGAGGTAGGCTAGTTACCGTACCTTTCACCAAGTTGAAGGAAGCGGGTAAACTCATTGCTGGTGAATATCCAACTGCCAAGCCTGTCCAACTAAACCCTAGAAGTATTAAAAGCTATGAGCAAGCTCTCTTCAATGGTGTGTTCTATGGCGATGGGCCTGACGCACTCGGTTTCTACCTACAGACTACGTATGAGATGATTGCAGAGGCGCAGATCAAAGCCGCCATTAAACCATTCATCACAGAAAGCCTACAAGCAACGACTAATAGAGCAGCCGCGCTAACCGCACTTGTACGTTATAATAAGAATCTTATAAGTGGTAAAGTGCCTGATGTAAAGCAGGCGACTAAGTGGCGCAAGAAGATAGAGAGCCAGCCCGACATACTCAGGATGCTGGATGAGGCTATAGACAATCCTAACTCACCAGAAGTAAATGACTTTATTAAAGCAGAACAGAAGGCGGCAAGCAATCTTAAAGATGAGCAAGATGTCTGGAAGAAGCAGGCTACGGCTAGACTGAAGCCTACCTTTCTACAGAACCATGTCTTTAGCCCAGAGCAAGTCAAGGAATATGCTAGACTGACTGATCCATCTTCGCCCTGGCTAGCGATTATGAAGACGCCTTCATCTGCTCTACGTTTCCTGAAGACTGGCCTAGACCTTGGTGGTCTGGTGGCACAAGGCGCGCCAATGCTTGTCGAACACCCTGACATCTGGGCACGTTCTGCCAAACAGTACATGTCTGTCTTCTGGAATCCAGAGGTACAGATTGCGTATAGGGCACAGAATCGCGCCGCCATACAGGAGATGATACAGAATGGCGTAGAGTTGGGCAGAGCTGAACCGTTTGAGTTCTTGGATATAGCTGCACAACTTGGTACACTACCCAAGGCAGGTAAGATTCCTGGCGGCAGGGCATTGGAAACTGCTACATTCGGCGGCGATCAAATCTTCTCGCCCAACGTTATACGTGCGCTTGAGAACTCACCTGCTACCCTTTTGCAAGGCGGTGTGAATAGAATTGATGCATTTGAGAAGAGTTTCAGTGGTGTGCTTGAGTTTATGCGTATCGAGATGTGGAAGGCACATAGAGAGACATCAGCCGACCTCTTCGATCTAGCCGCAACCGTCAACAAGCATACAGGTGTCTTGAATCCTGCCTTCGCTGGCACAACCAACTTCCAGCGCGATATACAGACTATGTTCTTCTTATTCGCGCCAATGTTCCGTCGCGCCACATATAGTATGGTCACAGACGCACTTCGCGGTATCTACTCATATATTCCAGGCGCGCCGCTCAAGAAGTCTATTGGCGTAACAGGGAAGACACGTTCACAAGCTCTACGCCAAGCCACCGCACTCCTTACTGCTGGCCTCGCCTTTACTTCCATTGGTGCTGCAATGGGCAACAAGGACGCCTTCAATCCAGACTCGCCGCGCATGGCAACCCTCCCATTAAAAGGCCCAATCATAGGCGACTTCAACTTAGGCTTCCCAACCCCACTCTACTCTCTGACACGTCTAGTAGCTGCACTTACAATGGCGTCTATAAGTGATAAGAGCCTGAGAGGCCCAGGTGAAACAGGCGAGATTGGCTTCGGCATCAACTACGACGATTACCTCGTCCGTAACTTCAGAAGCTCCACTTCACCAGTTACAGGCATTGTGTTTGATGTGCTGGAAGGGTTTGACTTTGTAGGTAACTCTATGCAAGATGAAGGTGAGAGTGGGCTGAAAAGAGTCTGGAACTCATTCCGCTCCGAGTCAGTGCCTTTCTGGGGTGAGTCGGCTTCAGCACTAGCACATAGTGAAGGTAGTATCGGACAGCTAGTATTCGACTTCTTTGGGTTCCGTAACTTCCCCAATCGCCCTTTCCAACAGCGCCAAGAGATGCGCGACATGATTATAGCAACTGATGATAGTCCAGAGTTTGAGGCGTTTAGGAAAGAGTGGGAAGCGAGGGTAGAGAATAAGGACAAGAACTTTACTTGGCAGGCAGTCAGCGCCAATAGAGAGATGCGTGCTTTTCTTGAGAACAAGTATGAGATGCAGGGAGTGAATGCTAAGGTTGATGGGTTGAATTTGACTGAGGGCAGGCCGATGCAGAGGTTGCGTGGCGCGCATAGTCTCCGCATATCTAAGATAAATACTGAGACGCGCGGCTGGTATAATGAGGCAGATAGAGCGTTTGAGCAAGGTAAGCCATACTTCGATTTGATCGACAATGCGCGCAATAGGCGCTCGGCACGCTTCGATGATGTGAGTAGGAAGTTTGATACAGACCCTAATACTGGCACTGTAGTCAAAAGTGAGTTCTATGCACTTCTCACTGACTTTGAAGAGAGGGCCGCCGAACTCAATACCGCAGATGATGAGATGTTAAGGATAGCGACTGACAAATACTACACTGTCGTGATCGAAAACCCCATCCTTTATGATGAGGAGGGCAGCTTCCGACCCGAAGAGAGGGAGAAGTTGATTGCGAAGTTTAAGGATAGTGTGCCATATGGCAAGTATCTCAAACAGATAGAAGATAACCTAGCGTTCACTACTAATCAACTTACTGAAGCCGCACCTAATATGCGCGAGTTCTTTGCCTCCCGCAAACTCCTTGAAGAGTATGACAGCCTTTATCGCACAGCCTTTACTAAAGAGCAGTCTGTTGTACTTAGACGTGTGATGGATATACGTACTTCCAGGGATCGCTCTGCTTTCTTCAAGGGTAGTTTTGAAGGTAGAATGGCGCAAGGTTTGTGGAAGCAATTGGAAGATAAGAAGAAGGTATGGCGGCAGAGGAAGGAGAATAAGGAAGGTGAGTGGGCGCTTGTGAAGTTCTATGGGCGTACACCAGTAACTTTCGCTTCAAACAGAAGAGATATAGCATGGCGCAAGGAGCTACAGGCTATACAAGATGATGGCAGATTCTCTGCTCCACTGCCGACAGAAGAACAGTTGCGGCTGATGGGTAGAGGTGGTGAAGAAGAACTGGACTTGACAAATAGGTAAAAGTATGCTATCATACATCTATAACCCCAATTACAAGAGAGGATACTATGACAGATGTTCCTGCTAACGATGTAGGTAGTACAGCCGCATCGGAACCGGACGCTAAGGACACTCAGAGGCAGTTGCAGAAAGCAAGAGATGCTGCCAAGGTCGCCACTAAGAACGCACTAGATAATGCCCAAATACGCATAGACGTAGCGGCACAAACTAAAGCCATTCTGGACTTGACGGAGTACATGAAAGGCGGTGCAGTTGACGACGATATACTTGATAAGAGTAAGCGAGATATTGAAGCTGTGAAAGAGAGAATGACGGTTCGCTCACAATGGACTTCCCAGATCAACGATTTAGTGATAGATGGTGGAATAGAATGGGAAGACAGCAGCTTGGAAACTGCAAGATCACTTTGGGAAGGTGGGAACTATCCCGCCGCCCACCAGGAAGTCATGCGTGTTACAGGTGGCTCAGGCAGCAGCGACGATATACAAGCTCAAATTAAAGAGGGTATTGCGGCTGAATTGTCTCGATTGGGGCAGAATGTTGATGTGGGCAGTAGTACAGCGCCAATGGGCACACAGAAGACACTAGGCGACATGCCTACTGCTGCCGACATTATTGCTAACCCAGGGCAGTCCCAACTTAATATGCATAAGTTGGTAGACGAATTACTAAAACCGAGAGGAAGATAGATAAATGGCTACCGGAACAACCGAATTCATTGACATCACAACGGCTGATGTCTTTGTTCCCGAATACTGGCACCCATTTGTACTGGTGGCTAGAGAATCTACTACGGTTTTCGCAGCCCTGGTACATAGGCAGTTTGAAGAGATGCCCAAGTTTGGTGACTTGATACACGTTAGAAACCTGAGCAACCTTAACGCGCGCTCAAAGACGGCTAACACAGCCATCACCTACGAAACCAATACACAGACCAACGCCGACATCACCATTAACCAGCATAAGTATGCTGCTATCGCTGTTGAGTCTTTGATTGAAGTTCAGTCCGACAAGGATCAAATGGCGCTGCACGCTGGCAAACTAGGGTTTGCATTGGCGCTGGATGTTGACGACGCATTGGCTGACAATGTTGACGGCTTTACGGGACAGACAGTTGGCACACTGGCAGTTGCGAACGACTATGATAACTATGTGAGGGCTGACCAGTTCCTTAACGACGCTGATGCTCCACTAGAAGACCGCTTCATCATCATATCTAATGCAGAGCAGGCTGGTCTAATGAAGCAAGACCGCTTCATCAACTCTGACTATGAGCTTGTTCATGGTACTGGTGGAAAGGTTACACTGCTAGAGAAGAGTTACATTGGTAGCTTCTGGCAGTATCCGCTCTACCGCTCCACTAACGTTGATGGGACGAACGCTGCTGGACACGACAACTTCTTCGCGCACAAGGAAGCTATTGCACTTGTGATGCAGATGCAGCCACGAATACATACTATGTTCGATATTGACTTCTTCGCTGATAAGATAGCGGTGGAGCAATTGTATGGTGAGGCAAGCCTATCTCACCGCACCGATCACGGCGTCTTCATGGCAGGTGCGTAAATGGGGAAGTTTATAGACGTAGATGAAGATGGTGCGCCTGTTGAACACGAAGAGGAGCAACCTCTTGTGGTGCCCGCGCCGAACGTTGGCGACTTGATGAAGGGTATTGAGAATCTAACGGCGGTTGTGTCTAACCTCGTCACTAAAGTACAGGTCATGGAGAGAGAACAGGGTAAACTGCCCACTTGGGAAGAGCCTAGTTTGAAGAACATGAAGGCTGGCGAGGAAAGAGAGAAAGGCAGAACCTACATACCTGCTAATGCACCACCCATCAAGTTTAAGGATGGTGATGTGGTTAGAGTAGTGGAAGGTACTGAATTCCAGAAGTTGCTAGCGGCAGATGGTTGGCACAATGTTGTAGGGACTGTTTATGACAGGCCCATGCAACTCACACCAGCAGGCGAATGGAAGTATAGAGTCAAGTTTGAAGGTATAGGTAAAGATAGTTGTCAGGAGAGCTTGATCGAACTAGCGTAGGTGCTGATGCATTGATAGATGCAGGTAAGGCACAGACATGGATTGATGAGAGGGCTAAGAATCCACTCAGGATCAAGGTCGGCACATTCCACCTCCCCTTCGACGCAAGTAAGGCAGTTAAGCGCAATGTATTCTATACAAATGCAGAAGCGTTTATCAGTGCTATGAGTAGGCAAGGATGGAAGTTAGAGAGTAGAGTACAGTTCAAAGGCCCCTTCCCTGCAACTGAATTCGGCACCAATATACCCCTCTTAGAGATGAGGGAATGGAGAGTGGTGGCGACATTCAAGCACATGGATTCGCTCAAGATCACACGCATTGAGTTACCGCCTGAACTACAGAAACTAGCTCCCGATCATACGGCACCAGTAGTTACTGGGGCTAGAGAAGTCGTAAAGCACAACCCCAATCTAATTAAAGAGGCACTAAATGGCAACAGTTAGACTTCGACACCTGCTCACTAGGCAGGCTATACAGCGCGCCGCATTTGCAGACTTGCGCGCTTTCCTTGAAGTAAGTAATTCGCCTGACGTTGTATCGTGGAAAGATGACTTCTTTGGTGACAGTCTCAATGCTACTTACCAAACCACGACTGCTAACTCTGGTACAGCACCAGCAATGGCAGCTACCGAGATTGCGAATGGTGAAATTGAATTGGTGACAGGGGCTACTAATGATGGTGCCTCTGGCTTGTCCCTTAATACTGGCTTCCGAGGCGATCTTAACGCTATCATCATGTGCAGGCTCAAAATCTCATCTCTATCTGATGTAAAAGTAGAAATGGGATTTACAGACGCGCATGGCGACGCGGGCGCTGTCAACGTTCTAGCCACACCAAACAACACTGCTGATGATGCAGTTGTATGGATACTAGATACTGATGATGGTGGTAATAGCACTAAATGGCAGGCAGTTGGGATAGATACTACTACAGTAGCTACTAAGATTGAGCCTGCTCTAACTCCCGTAGCAGGTACATATGAGACGTTGATTGTTGAGTTGATAGGGGGAAAGGCGAGATTCTATCGCATGGACTTTGACCACCTCCTTACTTACACATCTGATATTATGGATGCAGCAGTAACCGAAACTGTTGTACTTACACCTTGGATATTCGCACAGACGCGCACCACATCTTCCAAGACACTTACCGTAGACTATATGCATGTATGGCAGCGCAGAACTGCTATTGACGAAACTGGTAAATCAGCATAAGTGGCTAACTGCCACACATTAAAGGAGTAGCCACAACATGGCAGATTTCAAAGTAAGTGGATCGTCTGTCCCTGGTGGACTGACAGGCGTACAATCCGCAAGACTCACTGGCAGAGCAGAACAAGTTAGTATGCCTTGGCATATTTCCCTCGCTATGGAAGGTAAGGTCTTTTCCTCGACTATTGGTGGAGCCGCTACACCTGTAGACTTTGTTGAGACTACATATGACGAGAATCAACCCCAGTTTGCTCTAACGGTGCCCCAAGGTATTACCGTTATGCCTCTTTCTTCGGCACTGACCGTCTCAGCAAATCTAGCGACAATTACACTGATGGTATTCAGCACGACTAGCAACGACATTGGTTCTGGTTCAAGTACGGCAATGACTATTGTACCTACCAATATGAACACATCTAAAGCAGCTATAGCCTCTCGTTGTACCGCACAGCAATTATACACTGGCGACGCTGTTACCGCTACCAATCTTATAGAGTTCTGGCGATGGGATGATCCTTTCGCAGACAATGTAAATCACGGCTCAAGAAGGCATGGGTTTTCATATCTAACAGATGTGCTACCTTATATTGTTGGCCCTGGAACCCTCCAAATGCATCTATATGGCACAGGAAATGCTGTTGATGGGTATTTGAATGTGACGTGGGCCGAGTTCGACTCTGGCGATATTGAGTAATGAACCTTACATGGTTTATTGAAGGCAGCGCGCAGCCTATAACGGGCGCGCGCCAAGCCTACAGCTTACTGGAAGATGGGCTGCCCGTTGCTGTATGGATACATGCGGGCACAGTCTCAGAAGACAACTTCACCCTCGACATCAATGCCGACGACGTAAGCATCTTCGACTTCAATCCGGTACTCCCTGCTGGACAGACCTCACATCGCTTCACCGCATTTAACCCAGTTGTCTTACGCGCTGACAGCACCATCACACTTGATGTTGATAGTGCGGGCGCGCTTGCCGACTACCCACACAACGTAACTATAACACTAGAACTA